TGTACAGGTAAACTCATCTGAATCATCATCCATTAAATTCCAGTCATTAGCATTATTGATAGTTGCGTAAATTGTGCATTCGTATGTCTTTTCTTCTTCACCTTTATCAAAGACTATTTCATAATGGTGAGTATCACCCTCCCACCAGTCAAACATATAATTACCTGCTTCAAATTGTCCGTGGAATGTTCCATTATCTGTGTCATCATCAACATTTACGTAACTAATATCAACATTTATATCACTGGTGTTAATAAGCATATCTCTTCCATTAGAACGCATCTTAACTCCACCAACAGGGGCACCTACTTCCTCATAGTCTCCTCTACGATTAATAAAGCCAGGCAGACAAACATAATTGGTTTCATCATATTCTCCAGTAGGGTCATCTAAATTCTCTACTTCTTGAATAGCAAATTCTTCATCATCAAATCCTACTAATACTCTTCTAACTACACCTTCAATTAACTCTGAATTGATTTGAATACCAACAAATGGACATACTGAGTTCATCATATTGCTAATATTAGTTACCATTTCATCAGTAGTCATAGTGCTATCAGTTTCTGTCTGACTTCTAATAGCATCAGCAATTGAAATTAATTTTGTATCTGTAATTGAATATAAAGTCTCTGACATATTAGAACTCCTCATCATTGCTTGATGGTAACTCTTCACTACCACCTGTAGCAATCTCTACCCAGCCATCTGCTGAGAGTACATAAGATTTACCTTCACCTGTATAAGCTTTGGAGCCAACAGATAAAGTAAGGTCACCAATTGTAGTGCCTAAGGCTTCACTGTCTTCACCATAAACTTCAGCAATAAGTTTGTGAGAAGCAAGCCATTTGATTGTTTTTACTAAAATCATATCTTATTCCTTTCTATAGAACTGCTTGATAACAGCACTTACAGTTAGGGTGAATTGGAAGTACTGGTGCATTTATAATATCGAACACCTTACCCTTATTTTCAGTACATTCTTCACAACAGTTCTTATCTACTAATATTTTTACCTTTGTGATTCCGTCTTTTTGGAACTTATCTAAGGTTGATTTATTTTGAATATGAGCTACCTCAGTTCTGGCTAAGGTTTGTGCATTATGATAACTTACATTAAAATCATTCATCAATGTTTTCTCTAAGTTACTTACACCAGAGCCTGTAGCCAATGAATCTATTAGTGATTCCCTTAATCTCTGAGATAACTTTTCTTTATCAGCCCATACTCTATCTGACCAATTCTTCCCATCATTTAACCAGATTTCATTAACTGCTCTTTCAACTTCTGTGTAGTTAATTTCTGATGATAGGTTAAATGAGGAACTAATTGTTACCTGGTTTTGGATATAAACTCTTTTGAATTCATTTTCAAAGATATTTATCTCCTTTTGGCCTAACTTAGTTAACTCCTTATTTATGTTGTTGAGTAACTCATAGTACCTATTAAATTGGTATAAATGACTAACTAATACCTTACCTTCGTTGTCTTCCATTATCTCTGTATAGATTCTCAACATCTCAGCGATAATTCTTTCATAGGATAATTGGTAACAACGCCTTAACTCTTCATTGAGAATATCTATTGCTCTATCTAATGCGTATTTACGTTCTCTGGCTTCTCTATCTGTCCAGTAATTACTCATCTACTTCTCCAATTGGATAGAGCTCTAAATGTTCTTTTTGTTCTTTTTCAATTTTCTTTAATTCATCATCTACATCAGATACAAATGGTAATAAGGATAATAATGTTTCATCACTTACTAAACCTCTATAAGCATTTACATCTTGAGGAGATGCAGGAATTAATGTATTAGGTAAGTTACGAGTAAATTTAATCACAACATCTCTCCACATCTGTTCTTCATTGGTTAAATTGAGAATTGCACTAATTAACTCTATTCTTCTCTGTAATGCCTTTCTCATATTTGCCTCAATATTACTAGCAACATTTTCAAATCCTACTAATTTATATTGAATAGCAACACCAGATTGAGCCATGAATTTCTCATCACTGAAGTCAGGTGAGTTAGAGATTTTATGAATCTGTTCATTTAAGTTATCTAAAATGTTTTTAACCTGTGTATCACTTACTGTTTTTGTTAAGTACTCTGCTGAAGCATCAGGGTCCATCATAAGAACCTTATTCTTCTTCATTGCGATTAAATCTTCTTCATCAGCAATAGCACCTTTTAATACTAAGTAAGCATCACAGAATGAGTCAAAGTCATCTATTTCATCACTTACTAATTGGTTATAACCATCTTGTAAACTCATTACCTGAGCAAAAATACTCTCTTCATCTTTATTTAATGAGAATACAGTTACTGGACACTGACCAAAGAAATGAGGTTCCTGGTTAATAAGTTCAAAGGTTATAAATCCCGGGCCACTTCTATATGTTTTTACATCAGTTGGTCCATAAACCTCTACAATGTAATTCTCATTCTGTCTATCTAATATATCTTCTCTGAAGAACCTTACTACATACTGTAATTCATTGTTCAGTGAATTATCATAAATAGGAACACATTCTCTGGTATCAAAAGTTCTAAATCTTTGTTTAGCTTCTTCATCAATATAGTTAACTTCAAATGACCTACCGAAGATTAGTGCCTGTCTTAATAATTCATTATCTTCATTTTCTACATCGTTATAATGTAGTACATCTATTACCTCAGAGAATTCATCATTACTATACTTAATAGGAATTCCTGTAATATAGCCTAAGTAATTCTGAGTAATGTTGTAGCAATAGTTCACAACAATTTTGTTGCATGGTTTACCTACATCGGTAGCAACCTTTTGAAGTATTTTTTGCTGCCCCTTATAGTATCTTCACAGCCTATTGTATGCGGGTAAAATCCTTGTTTGAAACTGAGTCAAACACTTACCAATATATGCAGGTGTTAACTCTACTGTTTTATCTAATAAAAACACTATTATACCTCCTTATAGAACTTGAACTCTAAACCTATAGGACTTTTAGGGAAAGTAATTCCTTTACAGCATTTAGCTATTTTATGTCTTTCAATACCAGTATCTTCTGCTGCATCATTAATGCATGCATAGATTTTATTAGTAGTAATACATATAACCTTTTTTGCTAATGGGTGATTACCTCTCGTAAAATCTTTATGATTTTGTTTCATCAATTCTTTTTCTTCAATTGTGTGTTTTCTGCCTTTATTTAATTCTGCAGTACGTTTCTTTTGAAAATCTGTTTGGTGTCATCCAGTATATGAACCACCCTCTCCACCTGGTTTCATATTGTAGAAATAAGGTGATTCAACTGCATTACACTTTTCAATCCAATATATTTCAGAGTTATTTAATTCTTCTTTTGAAGAACATCATTCAATAGGAGTACAAACAAAGTTATCTCACCCATATTTTTTAATTGCTCTTCGAATTAAAACACCTGACCCTTTATATTTATGGTCAAACTTTTTACTGGTTCTCTTGCCTATGTAGCACTTACCATCAATTAAATTCTCTGTTAAGTAAATATATCCGTACATCTTATAAACCTAATACTGATTTCTGTATTGTTCTTAGTTTTGTTTTTGTGTAAATATCTGAATAAGCATATCCGAGTGCATCAATAGCATGTGAAAATTCATGAGTATACTTATCATCTGTGTATTTACCTGTTTTCTTATCCTTTTCGTATGAAAAGTTTGATAATTCCATAATCACATTCTCACATCTGGAATCTACTATTATTAAATGGTCCTGTAAGAATGCTATTCGTGCTTCAACACTATTTGCTCCCTTAACACAAGGCACTACATTGAGATTGCTTTTTCTGAAAAAATCAATAGTTCTTGGTTCAGCACTATCTGCTTGAACTTTTACCTTAGTTAAGTGCATATCTACCAGGGCTTTCCTTAATTGTTCTAAGGTTTGCCCTGTTTTATAAAATTCATTAGTGATAAAGATTGTTTTGTTTTCCCTATCATAGAAGGTATCTACTATAGCTGATGGGTCATTCCAACCCCAGTCAATACCTGCTCTATGTTCATAGAGTTTAGCCAATTCTGATTCATTGAGAGTAGATTGTTTCCAATTGGTTAATACTAAACCATCGGTATCTATTCCTCATTCTCCATCACAGTAAATTCTTGCCTTTTGAGGATTTCTTACCTTTAATTCCTCTAAGGTTTTCACATACTCACCATTAAGGAATCTATTGTCCTTATAAGTTGAATGGTGAAATATGTAAGAAGTTGGTGGGTTATTTACAAAGTCAAATAGCCAGTGATGAGAAGATATAGGGTTAAATGATAGTATAATTTGTTGATTATTAGCCTGGCCTCTCATTCTGAGGTCTAATTGGTCTATTAAATCCTTACTTACTTCATACCGTTCTTCTACTCAGATACATGAAATGTTAGTAAGAGATAATAATTTTGTTTCTTCATCTAACCCTGTAAATATGATTATCGAACCATTAGGAAATTGGATTCTGTAGTCACCCTCATTTATCTTTATGTAAGGAGTTAATTTCCAACTTCTTATTACTTCCTTAAATAACTCGAATACTGTTTGTCTGATGGTAGTTCCATACCTTCTACATACCAGTACTCTTATTGGTTCCTTGCAGCATCTGATGATTATCTTTTCAGTTATAAAGTAAGATTTACCAGAACCTGCACTTCCCATATATGTTTCCCATCTGTGAGAATAATCTTGTAATAATGGAAAAAAAGCATCATTAAAAATGCTTTTATTTAATGTGAGATTTATGTTTGACACTACTTTTCTTCACCTATTTTAATATTGATAGTGTCAGCAGAAGATAAACTAACTTCATCTTTTGGTTTCTGACCTAAAGTATCTCTTATAATTTCATATGAACGAGAATCACCATCACTGGCTTTTTTAATTAAAGATATAGTCATACTGGTGTAATAATCTAAACCATCATCAGGGTTAATAAGTGATAGTGCTTCTTCTAAATATTCTCTTAATAACTTTCTTTCAGCTTTTTTCTTTCCACTTGCTTTGCCTGCTTTAGAAGTTATTTGTCTAATTTCTTCTTTTGTTTTTGTGCCCTGTCACCTCATTAAATTCTCAGGGGTACCACTTTGATTAGCCATAAATACCATCTCCTTATCGCAAAAGTTGTAGGAACGAAGGGGTAGGTTTTCTACCCCTATGTCCTACGGAGGGAAAAGTATAAAGAAATAAAAAGAAAACTAAGCTTCTTTATCAGATAATTTAATGTATCTCCAAAGGGGCTCTGGTGTATGGGCGAACCATTACCCCTTTATTGATACGTTGTCCTGAGTGTAACTCACTAATTGTTACATAATATTTATACACTTTTTCTTAGCTGTTCTTTTTCTCTCTGTTTAAAAGATTTTCTCTTCTAGTTACTCATCTTAAGTTGTCTGCTCTGTTATTTTCTGGGTTCCTGTCTATGTGGTCTACTTCATAATAATTATTAGGATTCTCACAGAAGTAAGTAGCTACTAAGCGATGAACTGCAAAGGCCTTTGATACACCTTTACCATTTGATAGAAATACGTAGTGATATCTTCCTCTACCACCATTTCTATTTCCACCAGAAAATCCTTTTGGTTCTCTTATAACTTCACTATAATGTCTTTTTTGTTCTCCTCAGTGGGTTTTTACAACATTATAATGGTCTAATCTCTTAATTCTTCCGTAATTGGATATTTGATAATCTTCAAATCCTTCTATTGTTTTCCAAATCTCTTCCATTACTCGTATCTTTCTTTTGATTCACGTGAATATAATTCAACAATTTTAGATGCTTCTTCTTTACCAATAAAAGTACATATAACTTTTAAATAATCTTTTAATAATTCTTGGCTACTTCTACTAGTAACATCAAATTCTTCTCCATTATGTAATTCAGAATATGTATTAACAATACTACCAAAAATAACATCAACATAATTATTATTCATTATCTCTTGTCTCCTCCTTTTAATTCAATAATTTCTGTATCTTCCCTTAATCTACTAAATAATCTGGCTCCAACAACTTCATATAACTGTTCACTATCCAAATTACTAGTATAAATATTTGATTTATGTAAATCATTAAGACGATGATTTAATAAAACAATTAAATACTCTTGGTCATAATAAGACATACCTCTTGTACCAATATCATCCCATACAACCAATTTACAATTTCTTATTTTTTCTTCCAATTCGAGTATTCTTTCCTGACTGTATAAATCATGATTCCAGGAATTATGTTTGTGGGTTAATAAATCACCAACACTTATAAATACGGCACAATCTGTAGCCAGAGTATTACTATTTCTCCGAGCTATATACTTTTGTGCCAATTTGGTAGCTAATAAGGTTTTTCCTGTACCTGTACCACGTGACCATATCATTAAATTATTACCATTATTAACAAATGATTCAATATTACTACCAATTTCTCTAATTCTCATATAAGCATCTTTATCATTTTCAGGAGTTAATACTACCTTAGCCAATTTTCTAGGTGATAATAATGCCCTTTTTAATTCACTTTCATAAAATTCTTGATTATAAATCATTTTCCCAATTACCTGCGTATTTTTCCTTTCCTCTATTTTTTGTTAATTCCTCATAAGTTATTTTAGGTTCTGCCGGATTCCTTTTCTTCTTATTATCAAATTCTTTTCTACTCCAATTTCTAATGACTAAATTATAATCACTATAAGTTTTATTATTCATTTGACAATATTCATCTACTTTTCTTATCCATTCAGATAAATTAGGAATATCATTATTTAATTTCTCATATTCACTATCTTTTAATAGTACATGTTGATATTCTCCATATTTATGTTTAACTTCCTTTTTAATATTATTTATATTATTAACACTTGTATTATTATCCTTAACATTTTCTTCCATAGGGGTGTTAACATTTTCTTCCATACCCCCCTGAAGATTTTGTTTATAGGTGTTAACACTAATTTCCATAGGGTCAGGAAAGGTCATATATAATCTTCTTTGTTCTATTTCTTTTGAATTCTCTTTATATTTCATAGTTGATTTAATATAACCTCTGTCACATAACATGTTTATCCAATTAGAAATCGTTTTATTTGTAACCCCATATAATTCAGAGAAGTAACTGTTAGTTGCCCAGCAGTAACCTTCTTTACGGGTTAATACGGATATTTCACCATATAATAATTTAGCACCTTGTGTAAGGTATTTATCGTACCTTACAGGGGCTGGTATAACAGCCCAATAACTAGGATTTTCACCCATTTACTCATCTCCTAATAATGAAAGAATGAACTCTTTATGTTCTCTTAATAATTTGATAGATTCCTTGTCTAAGGTAACCTCACCGTTTTTGAAGAAGATAATAGTTAATACTCCTTCAACTGTCTGTAAATCTTTTTTTGAAATCTTTTTCATTTTCCCTCCTCATATATAAACGGTTATAGTCTATGGGGTCCTACTTCCATAAACTATAACCGTATCGGTTAATTATTTAGATAATTTGTAGGACCACAATACTTATACACATCTTTTAATGCGTATGAAAACCAATTCTTATTCCTGTGAATAATCCGAATAAGAACACTGCAATGATTAAAATCATTATTTTTACCCCCTTCAATAAGTTATAGCAGGGGCTAGCTAGAATTTTTGGAAAATTTCTAAGTTTGAATATTCCCTTTTTTACATTATCATTATATCATATCGACCCACATTAAGTAAACTAAAAATCGAGCCAAATATTTTATCACATCTAGTTCTAAATGTAAATACTAAATTGCAGAAATTTTGTTAATTTGTTTTAATTTCTCTGTTAAACTCTTATTTTTCTCTAATTCTTCTTCATAGAGTTTCTTATAGTCAGTCATAGGTAAATCTTCACCTTCCATAACTGCAACATAGAACTTATTACCCTCTATCTCATCTATCATTGTCCAATCATAACCATCTTTCTGAGTTCAACCGTGTACATTGTAGATTCCCTTTGTACAATACTGGTCATAAGCTTTAGCACTGGTTCCCGGCTCTTTTCTCATTCTTCTGGTATCTGATTTAATATCACACTGTTCTACTAATTCATTTCTCTCTACTGGTTTTGGATATTTCATTTCTTTTAACTCCTTTGTCCATGTTGGTGCTATATATGCTGTGTTAAACTTACTTGAATAGTATAAGAATGGTTTAGGGTCAATGCTCTTCTCAAGCATCTTATCCCAACTATATAAGGTTTTAATAGGAACCACTGAGGTTAGATATAAGTGGAGATGCACTCCGTTAGATTTACCTGAGTTCCCTCTATTACCTATCTTTTGGCCTAATTCAACCTTTTGTCCTTTTAATAACGAAGATGAACCATTAAGGTGAATATAACCTGTCCATCTCTTTCCATCTTTATAGGTATGTTCTAAGACAATATAATAACCTACTTCAATGCTATAACCTTTATCAACAACAAACCCATCTTGTCATGCTAATACATCACAGGTAACTACTTTAATATCTGACCAGCCTATGTCTAACCCTTTATGAGATGGTCAATTAAATGCCTTAGTAATTCCTGCTGCATCAGTTAATGGGATAATACCTATATCTTTTCCATAAAACATAATCTCACCTCATAATACAATACATTATGCTATAATGAATTTAAGGGAGGTGTTTATGCGTACATTAAAAATAAAACTAACAGACAAAAGGTTCTATATATACGATAAAGAGCATGCCTTTACTGATGAAGAATTAAAGCAGATTAAGAAGGAAATAAAAGAAGCCAGAGACGGTGATTTGGAAAATGGGTTGTTAAAAATTGGCTATGATGATGATATAGATGACTTCATGGATAATTTTGACGAAAACAGTGAATTAGAAAACCTTCTTAAACGGTATGTAAAATCAATTGACAGAATTGCTGATGAAGTATTATTAAAAGTTAGGTTTGTTGGATTAGGTTACTATATTCTCATTAGGTTTAATTGTGAAATTTGTGATTGGATTTTAATAAAGGAGAATTAATA